ACGACATGCACGGGCAAAGATGCCCAGAAAATGGTATATCCAAAGAAAGGAAAGAAATGAAGAAGCCAATGAAGAAGGCAGCTAAGAAGCCAGCCAAGAAGAAGATGGCAGCTAAGAAGCCAGCCAAGAAAATGTATTGATTTTAACCCCTAACGAAAGACACACACTATGAATGAAGAGACTCCCGATATGATGGAACAATCTTCCGAGACTCCAGTAGTATCACAGGAACAATCTCTTACATCGACAGCAGAAGACGCTATTCTAGCCCGTGAGAAGGTAGCATTTGATGCGTATGTAAGAAACCAAGGCATGCAAGTTCCTGAGAATTTCAAGGATGCTGGTGCTTGGTTTGAAAGCCTCAAGAATGCCCAGAAGGAATATACCAAGTCACGGCAAGAAGTAGCTGATCTGAAGAAGAAGTACGAGCAAGCCCCCTCTACAGCAAACCCGGTCAAACAGGAGGCTGCGCCAACGAAGGAAGAGATTCCTGTCGTACCAGAGGTACTGAAGATTCCAGAGAAGAAGGCAGAAGAGACACCCAAGGTTGAGCCACAGGTTGCAACTGAGGATGATTGGAAGCAGTGGACCGTTGAGTTCGCTACCAAGAACGATCTCTCGCCAGAGACTCTGGACACGATTAAGAAGAAGACCAATCTTCCTGAGTCGATCATCAATGAATACATGATGGGACAGAAGGCAAAGCTTGAGATGGCTTACACCAAAGCAGCTGATCTCATCGGCGGCAAGGATCAACTTGCCAAGATGTTTGATTGGGCTAGCAAGAATCTATCTCAGGCTGAACAGGACTCAATCAATCAGAACCTCGCTTCTCCTTCTTGGGATGTCGCTCTATATGGCTTGCAAGCCAAGTATGCCAAGGCTACTGGTACAAGCAAGGCAGCGGAACCCAAGCAAACAGCAAAGGGACAGATTCCCGTTGCCAGCACTCAGCAGGGAATTGTCGCTTACCAAACAAAGCGAGAGTTCATGTTTGAGCGCAACAATCCAATGTTCAATACTGATCCAAAGTTCCGTAATTATGTGGAGCAGAGGATGATGAGAACTGATTTTACAAAACTACCCAAATAATCCGCACCTGAGACAGCGGATTGACTGAGGACAGCCTATGGGCAAATCCCCCCGCGTGGTAATGGATGGCCCTTGGCTGGACTCACTCAAGCAAGTAGACTCCTCTAGGAATAATCGAACGATTGAGCTTTCCAATATTGTCTCAAAATTTTAGTCTACTTACATAAGGAATAAACAACATGCCATTCTCAACAGGCACTGATATTGCTTCAGCAAACGATTTTGCACTACGCCGCACAGGTCTTGCCGATGGTCCAGATGGAGTAGGAGCAAACAAGATTTGGCTACCACTCTGGTCTGGCGAAGTAATCAACGCTTACGATCAGTACAATGTATTTGAAAACCTCATTACCAACAAGAGCCTAGCTGGTGGTTATTCTTACCACTTTCCAATGACAGGCACTGTTGGTCTAAATGCTTCTTGGAATGCTGGTGAAGAGCTTCTCGGTGGTGACTCACAGAGCAGCACCATCAAGGTAGATCTTGATAAGCGTCCAATGGCCGCACACTTTGAGTGCGACAATGTTGACTTGCTAGTTACTCAGTGGGATTACCGCTCTGAGCTAGCTCGTCAGGCTGGTCTAACCCTTTCCAATACCCGTGATCGACAGGTCTGCATGGCTCTCGTAGCCGCTGGTGCAGTTCCTCAGATGGCTTCAGATCCCCGTGGTCTTGCTGCTGCTGCTTTCCATGCTCCTGCTCAGATTGCAACTGGAGCTACTCCAGCTGGTCTTCCTGCAGCATGCACTGAGACTCAGGCTCTCAGCATTCTTCAGGAGATCGAAAACTACTTGGTAACTTGTCAAGAGAACGATATTCCAGTAGGTAATGTCTACTGCGCTGTTACTCCAAAGGTATTCCAAGTCATTCGCGCTCTTGGTATTCCACGCACACCATACACAGGCTTTAACGCTAGCGGTGCTCCAGCAACCACTGGTGTTATCAACACAGTCAACAATTATGCTAACTATCCACTCTTTGGTGGTAGCTCTGAGAATGGTGGTCTAGGTGCTCCTCTCTCAATGGGCATGAACACCTTGGTTGATAGTCTTGAGTACATGGGTGTTAAGATCATCAAGACCAACCACATTCCAAAGCTTGACCATGCTGGTGCTGGTAATGAGCTTGGTAGCTCCAAGTATAACCTAACCTGCAACGGTTTCGGTATCTTCGGAATTATCTTCCAGAGTGAGGCCATCGCTGGTCTATCTCTCATGGGCATGAAGGTTGACACCGTACAGGATGTTCGCCGCAACACCCAGTTCACCGTTGCAAGCATGATGAAGGGTACTGGTATTCTCCGTCCAGAAATGGTTAAGCTAATTACTGCTGGTGCAACAGCCAATGTTGCTGATGAGCGTACTGAGATTGCTGCACTACTCAGCACAACCACTGCTGCTAACTGGACAGGCGGCTTTGCTGCTGAATACGCAGTAGCCTAATGATTGACTCACTCTCTACTTTCGGGTTTGTTTTTATGAACCGCGTCTGAAGAGGAGGTGATCATTATCTACCCCCGGCCCCCTTAAGTGGGGGTCGGTGGGTTTTCTTTTCTCTAATAATAGGAGGCTATATGGGCTACATTACACGACTGCAAGCAGTCAACCAAATGCTACTGGCTTCGGGTGAGAACCTAGTAGCTGACCTAGAAGGCAACTCAGGTATCGACACCGGAATTGCCGAAACCATTCTTGATCAAGTTTCCCTTGATTATCAGATTCGTGGTCTTGCTCATAACAAGCACACACGAAAGCTGAATGCAGACTCCAATGGCTATATCTACTTGCCAATGGCAGATGCCGATGAGGGTGATATCATCAGTGCAGAGCTAACTTCATATCATGTAAATGATGATGGTTACATGCTCCGCTCAAGAGTCTTGAATGGAACTCCACCAAAACTCTGGAACATGACTGATGATACCGATGTCTGGGAGACAGGAATTGATTATTATGTTGAGATTGTCAAATTCATTCCTTGGGAACAGGTCGATACAGCCACCCAGCGATCCATCATGGCAACCGCTGCACGACAGTATCAGATCATGGTGCAAGGTGATGAAGGTTCCGATGCATTCTTGGCCTATCAGGAGCAGCTACATAGCATCCGTGGTCGTGCATCCAATGTCAATAACAGAAAGAAAAATATTCTAAGATCAGGCGATCCATACTTGAGATCCGCCGTCTATCGCAACATGTACCTGAATGATCCAAATAGATTCCGGTACTGGAGAACAAGAGGATAATTCATGGCCCCAATTAAACGCAGAGGACCACGGGGAGGTCTGGTATCTACCCGGCTTCCTATTTATACTCTAAACTCGGTAAGCACCCAAGCAGCAAACAAGCGGCTTCCCAATGAAGCAGAGCGAATGGACAATGCTTTGGTGTCGCTGGAAAGAGCCTTTGAGAAGCGACCCGGATTTGAGGTAATTCCCCAGTACACGATCTCGTCGCTTACCCAATGGGACTTTACCAATAATAACACAAAGTTTGATCTTTATGCACTAACATCCCTTAATCCAGCCACCAATGATCTTTGGTATTACTGGCATAACATTAGTGAAGCAGCAAGATTTCTTATTGTTGTTAATTTCTCGGCAAGCAACACAAATGTAAATTTATTCTATGTTTATCAGTTACTTCCAAATGGTACTTGGAAGGATGTTACTCCTTCGGGACAGACAACAGTTCCATCTTCGGTTGTTCCTGCTACCTCAAGAGAATACATTACATATAATCCAAATAACAAAGCAGCCGTAGACTGCTTAAAGGCAGTATCTATTGGTGCTAATATTATAATACTTAATACCAATGTATATGCTGGATTCAGTTCCGATACTGCCGGAAAGTTATTTACTCTTGGCGGTGTCGTAACAACCACTGATGATATTGTTGGAAGACCTATAACCTATTGGTCAACTACAACTACCAAAGAATCACTAACTGCTAGTTATTTAACTGAAAACTATATTGACGGTTATACTAGAAGTACTGCTGGTGGTTCTAGATACATTTCTGTTGATGATTTTAAATATAAACCAACATCTGCTACTGCCCCAGAAGCATTTGCTGGACAAAGCGTAGAAGATATAACAGATCTTTTATTACCCCCAAACTCTCCAGATTTTCTTGCTAATAACTCAAATCTAACCACCACTGAAACCAAAGCTGCTCAGATGTTGAGAATTCTATATGATCCATCACATCCGCATTATAATAATGGAAATACCCCAGCAACTGGTGGTGTGTATGGTAGAGGTAAGATTTATTTCTTTAGATCTCCCTACCTAGAAATGCCCTCTGGATATTATCGTGTTATAAATTTTGAAAAAGAACATACATATGCAGATCCAGCATTTCCAGCAAATACTTATACAGGCACAGGTTCTCCTTACTTCCAAAGAGTAAGGACACCAGACGCGCATTCTTATATCGACCCCCGAAGAATGCCAGTACGCATGACATTGACTGTCGATGCATCAGGAACTGCAAGTAATTGGTCAATTAAAGCGATGCCTTGGACACCACGACTGAGTGGAACCAAGGATACCAATCCCGGCCCAAGCGTCTTCAAGACAAGCACTGGTGCTCTCAAGCATGTCCAGATCAAGGCTATCTCTGTATTCAAGAATAGACTTTGGTTTGCTGCAGAGGATGGTGTATTCTCAACTCAGTTGAATAACTTTGAGAATCTATTTATTGAAGATCCTACTAATATCGTAGATACAGATCCAATTGATATTCGTACTTCTTCAAATACCTATAATGAGATTATCTCTCTGACACCATTCAGAGACTTCCTATTTGTAAATACAAAGGGAAATACGCAATTCCAGTTGATGGCTGGTTCGGCAAACGAACTCACCCCAACCAATGTAATGATCAAGCCAATCTCTTACTATGCGACAAATGGTAAGATTGAACCTCAACTCATTGGTTCACAGCTTTACTTCTATGATGCTGAAAAGCTTTACCTATTCGTAGGTGAAAACTCTTTTGGATATGCCTCTGCTGTCGAAGTCTCTTCTACAGCTGCAGGATACCTACCAAGTAACTATCTATGTGCAACTACCATTCCATCAAAAGATACAATTGCTGTTGTAGATGCGGATGTTCCTAATAACATTTATCTTTATACAGCTCGTTTCAGCGGAGATCGCGTAGTCCAGAGTTCATTCTATAGATATATCCTTGATTTACCAGACGAAGCACAGAATACTGAAGTTAAATCTTTGGCTGCCTTTGGAGATTATTTATATGCAGTAGTATATAATACAGGTCGTTCAAAGTATTTGTTATATAGAACAAAGCTCTCAAATGAAGATTATGATATCCCACGATTAGATGCATTGGCAAAAATAAAACTCATTCCCTATAATGTTAGTACAATGCCTACATATTGGAATGCCAAATATGATGCAGCATCTGGAATTACAACCTTTAGATTACCAAGTAATGGTTATTCTGATGCAAATGCAAGAATTGTTCTTGCTTCTGGTTGGGCAGCTCCAAGTGGAAGCGGTGAAGATATTTCATATACAGTATTCAATCCAACAAAAGGATCTGAGTCAACGTATTGTGAATTATATATTGATGGAAATTATGCCGTAGCTGATAACTATATTTACATTGGTCGCACTTATAAGATGCATGTAGAACTAAGTACTCTTTTTGTACGCGATGAAAACAACAACATCATTGATGGTGTATTGAATCTTCGTACAGGAGTCTTCAGGCACTACAAGACAGGTAATTATGATATTGAGGTCGTTCATAACGGAAGACAGGCTTTGGTTTCAAAGTTCACTGCTCCACGACCAGACCTAACATCATTGCAAGATACGCTCCCACTAGAGCCATATGAGTCTCAGGGAGAGTTTGTAGCAAAAATCTTTGGACAGTCAGATACCTCGTCAATCTCAATCGTATCTGAGTACCCAACACCATGCAACATAACGAACATGGAGTTCAAGGGTAAGTTCAAGCAGAAGTACACAACCCTCAGTTAATGGAGTCTATATGGCTTATGATAATTTAACAAACATAACAACATCCGTATCTGGATCTTGGAATGGTACATCCTTCTCTTATGCCACGCTTCCTTTGGAATCTGGCATTCCACATAAGGATCAACTGGAAGTAGAAAGAATCTTCTCTCTTCCAACAAGCCCAGATGTAGCTGGTCAGATTACGGTGTATGATTTACACCGAATCTTCATTGTAAATAAAAACGATTATACTGTAAATGAAACAACTTCAGTTATCAATGGTCTAACCCCCTCTAATCCAACGACTAGAACATACACCCTTACTGGTGGAACTCTTTCAGGAACAGTAGTTACAATCCCAACTATTACTGTTAGTGATGCTGTTGTTGTCCGTAGAAAGACATTCTCAAGTGGTAAGTATGTAACTTGGTCGGCGGGTACACGTTTGACTAGCGAGCAACTTAATCTTCAGATGAATCAATTGATTAAGCTCAATCAAGAGTTAATCTATAAGTTGGAGTCTGAATATCTAAGAAGCAGCGATGTAACTGGATCTTCAGCACCAGCCTTTGGTGTCAATAACAATCTAGACATGAATTCTAATAAGATTGTTAATCTAGGCAATCCTAGTTCTAATACTGATGCTGTAAACAAACAGTATGCAGATGCTCAATATGTCAAGGTAGGCGACTCTATAGCCCAGAGCATTACCGGAGCAAAGACCTTCAGCGGAGCTGCTCTATTCCAGAATACAGTTACAATGGATTCAAGTCTATTGGTAACTGGCATGACCACACTAAATGGTGGTCTTACAATGGATACTAATAAGTTCCTTGTTGCCAATGACACCGGAAATACTACTGTAGGTGGTACTCTTAATGTTACTGGAGCAACCGTGCTTTCCAGCACACTGAATGCAGGAGCTTCGACTCTTGCCTCAGCTTCAGTAACTGGAGCCTTGACTGTCGATACAACTACGCTTGTGGTTGATGTTTCAAATGATAAAGTTGGTATTGGAACGGCAACACCATCTACAGATTTACATGTCAGAACTAGTGGTACTCCAGAAATTAGAGTTGAAACACCAACAGCAACTCAAGCTAGCGTAGTATCATCAAAAGCTGATGGAGCAACTATTGATATTAGAACTTATGGTTCTAGTGCAAGTGGTGCTTCAATTGCAGGACAAACAAGACCAAACCTTACAGCTCTATACTCAACAGCACCAACAACTTCAAGTTTGGTTGTAAATACAGTTAATCAAGCTCCTATTGTGTTTGGAACAAACAACACAGCTCGTATTACAATCCCAAGCAATGCTTCTGGAATTCAGTTTCCATCTTCTCCTGCACTAACTACCAATGTAAATACTTTAGATGCTTATGTAGAAGGTACACATATAATTGCTACTACAGATTTTAGAGGAGCAACTACAGCTGGATCACATAATTTATCTTATAATACACTTTCTTATACACGAATAGGTAATCGTTTATTCTTTGATTTAGACTTAGGTACTAATGCTTGTACAGTAGATGGTTCAGGACAAGCACAAATTATAAACCTACCTTTTAATTTAGATAATGCTCTGTTTAATATATCTTTTTATGCTTCTTTAACTACGCCTGTAGTTGATATATCAGCTCAGTGGTTAGGTACTACTATATATTTTTATGCTTCAGGAGGATTAGCATCTGGAATAGGTGATTATAATATTAACTCATTCAGAACAACAGCAGATCCAACTTTTCATATTATAGCGAGTGGTACTGGTAGAATAGTTTAATTAAAGGAATTATATATGGTTGAAAATAACCTTGCAATATATGTTTCAGTTATGCAGTTGGCTATTCTCACCATTGGTGTAGTCACTGTCATTGTCAAATTAGGTAAGCGAGAAGCCATGATAGAATCTAATGCCGAAGAGTTAAAACAACTCAAAGAAATTACAAAGGATCTAGTCAAGGCTGACATTGAAAATGGCAAAAGCATCATTACAGTTATTGGTGATCTAAAAGCACTGAAGCACCGTGTTGAAATGCTAGAGTCAAAATGATTCGCTATCTCTGGTTTTTATTTCTGGTTGGATGCTCTTCAACCGAAGAGATATCTACCAGCAACCACTACATTCAAAAAGAAGCAATGTCTATACTACAAACAACTGATATTAAGGTAGCCCACAAGCATGCCCACAATATCATTGGTGAATCTGCAGACATTGCAGGAGCGGTTGGCAATGTAAAAGATACTACCCCTTGGTGGGGAGACATGATTACCTATGGCTTCATTGCCTTGGCAATCATCGGCGTATGTTTCCTATTATGGTATACCGGCGTAGGTACACTAATTAAAAAGGTGGTCTATTCATTGGGTCTGTTCATTCCTGATAAAAAGATTCAGCAAGCCAAGGTGCTTGCCGAGGCAAAGGATGATACAGATCCAACCACCATTCGTGAAGCAATTGCAGTAATGAGAGCCAGTGATCCTGCGTTCGATGCTGCATACAAGAAAGTGAGTAAATAACATGGATTCATTCCTAGGTTCAATTTGGTTCGCTCTTATGCTCTTTGCAGTCGGCTACATTGCGGGTTCTGTCGTTCCCGTAAGCAAGCTGCCTGAGCTTTTCAAGAAGAAGTGAACAAAGAATTAATTAACCTCCTTAATCAGCGTCTGGTAGAACGACTACTGGATGATCTTAAGGATGACACTAAATCGACTCCCGGCCTGTACCAAGTCGTTCGCGGCGTGGTAAACGACAACCGGGAAGCGTTGGATGGCATTCCCTCTAGTACCCTTGATACCCTTGAGGATGCTATGAAGGCCAAGATGCCATTCAAGTTTAAGTCTGCTCAGATCTAAACCCGTCCTATGGGGGAGAAATCCCCTATAGGGCGTTTTATTACTTAAGGCTACCCAGATAGCCAGATATCGTTAGAACCGTTTATAGGCCATTCTAGGGCCATTAGGAGGCAAACCATGAAGCCACCCCCAGAGGTCATAGACGACTTCCGTAATCACCTATACTTTTGCTTCAAATACTTGGGGCTAGGGGAACCTACCCCACTCCAGTACGCCATAGCCCACAGGCTACAGGATGGTCCTAGCGACCACATCCTACAGGCAGGGCGAGGTGCTGGCAAGAGTGTAATTACGGCTTGCTATGTTTCGTGGATTCTCCTACGAAATCCCAATACTACAATCCTTGTACTTTCTGCTACGGCTGACAAGGCCATCAAGTTCGTGTCGCAGACTAGATCAATCCTGACTCTGGTTCCCTATATGAAGATGCTTGAACCACAGGAGTTTGACAAGGACAGTGCATTTGGATTTAATGTAAACAACAGAACTAAATTCACTCAGGATCTATCCGT